CGGTCTATGCCGACCTGACGAACGAGTTGGCTAGTGCTAACGGCTATACGACCGGCGGAGCAACACTGGCCAGTGCGACTGTTGCAGCCTACTCCACTACCGGCTTCAAGTTCAGTACTGGTAATGCCAGTTGGACTGCAAGTGGCTCGGGCATTCCAGCATGGCGCTACGGCGTGATCTACGTAGTCGGTAGTCTGTGGGGATTGACCAACCCGTTGCTTGGCTACTTCGTCGGCGACAGCGCCCCGGCTGACGTGCCACTGACGGCCTCGGGCAACACCCTTCAGATCAACACACCGACTGACGGATGGTTCACCGAAACCCGTACCTAAGGGGCTTATCATGGCAATCCTTTTTATGGATGGGTTTGACCATTATGTAGAGGCAGATATCACAAAGAAGTGGACTAGCGCCTCTAACGCGGCCTATACTACTATGGGCACTACCGGAGGCCGTCATGGGGGTTATCTAGGTGTAAGTGGAAACCAGGGCTATATTTATAAGGTCTTTAGCAGCGGACTTGCTACGGTGTATACTGGTTTTGCCTGCTCTATAGCGGCGTACTCAACTGGCGATATTACTCTAGCCTCTTTTCGTGATGCTACGGTACTCCATCTAGTGCTCTGTGTAAATTCGAGTAACATTCTAGAGGTTCGTCTCGGAAGCAGTACCGGAACTTTGATAGGCTCTGGGAGTTCTGTGGTGTCGGAGTCTGCTTGGCATTACATAGAATGGGCAGTTACCATTGACAATACTGCCGGAGCCGTTATTGTAAAAGTAGATGGTGTTACCGAAATTAATGTTTCTGGAGTAGATACGCAGAATGGAGGGACAGCCACCGCAACTACACTATGGCTAGGGGCAGCGTCAAATGGGCGTGTGTGTTTCTTTGACGATCTTTACATTAGTGACAGCGCTCTGCTGGGTGATGTGCGGATAGATACGCTATATCCTACCTCCGACGGGGCCCATACTGACTTTACCCCAAGTACTGGAACTAGTCACTATGCCTGTGTAGACGAACCACAGATAGGTCTGTCGGATTCTGTGTACAGCAGCACAGTAGGCGCTGTCGACACCTACGGCCTGGGGGATCTCCCTTCGGGGGCTAGTGGTACTATTTACGCAGTACAGGTTAACAACATAGCCTCTAAGTCCGACGCGGGTGCGCGCTCGATAGCCAGTGTGGTTCGTTCTGGAACGTCTGAGTCAACAAGTTCTGCTACAGCCCTTGCCTCTACGGCAGTGGACAATCTAGCGATTTTCGCTACAGACCCAGCTACCAGTACAGCTTGGACAGTTTCAGGCATAAACGGTATGGAAGCGGGCACTAAGGTCGCTGCCTAGGAGGTTGTATGGCTGTCACTCTGCGTTCCTCTGGCACCTTTAGCAGCGCTGCGATCGCTCTTGCCGTAGAAATACCTTCTACAGCGCAGACGGGGGACTTACTCCTCCTTTTGGTGGAGACAGCTAATCAAACGGTCACTGCCCCGTCAGGCTGGTCTTCTGTAACAAACTCTCCTCAAGGGACAGGCACGGCTGGCGCCGCTGGGGGTGTGCGTTTAAGTGTTTTCTACCGCCTGATGGATGGTACGGAGGGGGACACCGTAACAGTTGCCGACAGTGGCGATCACCAAGCCGCCCGTGTTGCGGCTTTCTATGGGGTAGATCAGACAATCCCTATCGATGTAACGGCAGGAAGCGTTTTGGCGACCGGCGCTACTGCCATAACCTGCCCTGCGGTAACAACTACTGTAGATAACTGCTATGTTCTTAACATCGTGGCATCTGACAGAGACGGCACCTCCGGCACGTTTAGCGCGTGGACGAATGCAAACCTTTCTTCTTTGGTTGAGTTTTCCGACGCAGGCACTACTTTAAATACTGGCGGTGTCCTAGGAGCCGCTGGCGGTCTGAAAGCTACTGCAGGCAGCACAGGAACGACGGCAGTTACGCAGGCAACAGCTGTCACTGCCGCCATGCTCACGATAGCGCTCACCCCCGATATTTCAGCTGTACGTGCGTATACCCACCAGCTAGTTACTGAAGTCATAAGCCTTCCTGACAGCCCCGCCGCCGTAACCTACCAGTTGGCCCTTGAGGTTCTGTCGCAGGTTGTCACAGGCCAGATCCTCGCTCCTTCGACTGGCTCTCTCTCTGTCATAGGTAAGTACCCAACTCTCAGCATGCTCTTGGCCCCCTCGGTCGGGGCGGTAGTGCTGACCGGCGCTGCACCTTCACTAACAAGTACACAGACTATAGAGCTCAGTCCTTCTGTAGGTGCGGTGCTTGCTGTGGGGAATTCTCCAAGCACCTCTGAAATTTTGGTTCCAGCCACTGGAGCCGTTATCGCAGGAGGTAACGCCCCTTCGCGCTCTCTTGCCCTTCAAGCTGTCTCGGGTCAGTTAACGTTCGAAGGGAAACTGCCGATCCTATCCTATGCCAACATCCTGCAGGTTTCCTCGGGGTCTCTGCTCGTCGAAGGAAAGGTGAGCACTGCTTCTTTTGGGAAGCTCCCAACAGCAGGCTTTTGCATCCTGGCAGGCAATGCCCCATCCCTTGCGAGAACTTTGCAGGTATCCGCTGGCTCCGTTGTCGTGTCCGGCAATAACTCCGGTATAACCCACGGAATACCAGGCTCGACAGGTAATTGTGATATTGCTGGGAATCCGCCCTCCGTGGCTCACGGCATAGGTCCTGCTCCTGGCTCGGTAGTACTGACAGGGAATGCCTGCTCGCTTCTCCAGACTTTGCAATGCCTTCCGGGCTCACTTATCATCACTGGTTATGTTCCATACATAGAAGCAGGCAACGGCCTTAACCCCTTTACAGGCAGTATCCAACTTACTGGTAATGCCCCAACAAAAGGCTTGACAGTTGCGCCATTAACAGGTATCATAAAGCTAACCGGCAGACGCCCCGCGTTCCCCGGAACGGGCACTGTTATTACAACCCGAACCCTGATGGGTGTCGGTCGCTAAGGAGATCAAGATGCTCACACCACAAGAAATCTTTGCCGTAGCCCAAGCAATGGCCGCTGCACAGATCGTACAATCCGGCCAATTCGAGGCCGAAATTGCTTTGATGAAGGAACAGGCCGACCGTATCGAAGCTGGCTTGTCAGTTGCCAAGACCCTCGAAGAGGCTCAGACTATTATGGCAAAGGCCCAGGCCAAGATGGCTGCCGCTGAATCGTTTGTCGATGTGGAATCGCGTAAAATCGAAACGCGTGAGCAAGAACTCGCCGCACGTATGCGCACGTTTTCCGAACAACAGTCGGCAATTGCAGCTGAACGCAGTGCTCGAACCGTCGAACTCGTAGGCCGTGAGCGTCTGGTTACAGAGGCTGAGGCTGCAGCCAGTGCTATGACAAAGTCTCTCGACCAACAACGCCAGGAGCTCGCTTCCCTGAAGGCCCTTCTCGCCTCCAAGGCCGACGACCTCAACCAGCGCGAACAGGCTCTTGCGGCCCGTCTTGCTAAGCTTGCGAGCATCTAACCATGACCACACCAGCCTCCTTTAACACTGCGGCCCGCATCATCCAGTTCGCCATGGAGGATGCTGGTATTCTGCAGGATGGTGACGAACCAACATCTGAGCAATACGCGAAGATGATGCAGCGTCTGAACGACTTGATCAACCTTTGGCAAACTCAGGGGATCAAGCTCTGGCTGTTGGAAGTCGTTCCCGTCACACTCATTGCCGACCAATACCGCTATAAGTTTGGCCCTACCCTGACGAATGACGTGGTCATGGACAAGCCAATGCGGGTGATCAGTGCAGCCTTCAATTACAACACCGGCTCTCAGACTCCCCTTATCGTGCGAGCCTGGACTGGTTTCTTCGGCAACACCGTACTCCCGGAAAAGGGCGTACCAACATTCTACTTCGTGGATAAAGCAATTCCCGATTTGGAAGTGATTATCTGGCCTGTACCCAACGCCCAGACGGTCGCGCAAGGGAACCTGCAACTCCTGTTGCAACTCCAAGTTCCCGACCTAGTCAGTCTCACAGACACAATGGCCTTCCCGAAGGAGTGGTTCTTGGCCCTCCGCTGGGGTTTGGCCGATGACATTTGCACAGGCCAGCCACAGGCTATCATGGATCGCTGCGAACGTAGGGCAACCGCCTACCGCACAGCTCTGGAAGATTGGGACGTAGAAGATGCGCCGGTGCGCTTTATCCCTGATGCTCGCGGTTCGTCTAACTACGGGAGTTTCCACTAATGCCCCAAGTCGATACAGTCGCTATTCCAAAACGCTTTCCGCTGATAATTCAAGCGGAAAATCGCGCTTCGAATACTAATACAGACGCGAAGCTGTTGAATGGTTACGTAGAGACGAATCAGAAAACAGGAGAGTCTTGGATTTACAAGCGTCCAGGATTGGCACAGTATGGAAGTACCTTGTCAGGGAATGGTTATGGAACCTATAACTGGCAGGGTAATATTTATAGTATCTTCGGCGCTACGATGTATAAGGATGGTATTGCGCTTACTGGAACATTGAATACAGCGGGAGGTGTGTATCGCTTCTCGCAAAGTCTCGGAGCAACTCCTCGCTTGCAGTTTGGTAATGGAGTAGTTACTTATAATTACGATACGAGCGCGGGTATTGTAGCAATGAGCGGAGCGAACCTTCCACCAACACAAGTTAAAGGAATTGCATATCTTGATGGTACTACTTATCTATTCGGAACCAGTGCAAGTATAAGAGGTTGTACTACTATCAATGATCCTACGCTTTGGACGGATACCCTTAATGCAGTGTCTGCGCAGATCGAAGCCGACGCCGGAGTAGCGTTGGCGAAACAGTTAGTTTACGTAGTTGCTTTCGGCGAGTGGTCTACGGAGATATTTTACGACCAGCAGAATGCAACGGGTTCTCCACTTGGCCCGGTGCAAGGCGCGAAGATAAATTATGGTTGCGCCCGTTGTAGTGAGTTGGCTCAAACGAGTCCAGTCGGCCCAAGCTAAAGGAGACAAAGGCCGCCGTACTTCATTAGCATCAGCGAACCAGGCTTCCAGTAC